AAGAAGCACGAGATGTTACATTAGGATATGGTAACTATTTTAATGTTACAGAAGTTGTTGGAACATTTGATTTAGAAAATGGTGCTATATGTAATATTGGATATTACGGAAGTGTTGGTTCACAGACAGGTGCAGCCGCTCACTCAGATGGAACATTTGGCGGACATGCCGCTCTAGGAACAACTATTGGTACATGTAGGGTTCGTGCCTTAAAAAGGGCATCTGGAAACCCAGGCGCTGCTGCCACACAGTACAGACTTTTTGTATATGATGTAAGAGTACGAGATGGTGATTTAAAAGACGCGAGATGTATTCAATTCCCAAATTCTACTGATAGTGGTTTTGCTGACATCATACTTGATGATACGGATGGAAATGGTGTAGGAGATTCCGCATTTCTACATGGAACAGATTATAATAAACTAGTTTACCAAGCACCTTGGCAGTCAACTAAGACTCTTGCAGCTGCTGGTGGTGGTTCATATGATACTCAATACTATTACACAGAAGAATTTAATGTAAGTGTTCCTGCTAATGGTGTATTCAGTATTAGTACTGCCTCTCTTGGTTCAGAAGTAATATTCCCATATACCGCTGCTGGTATTACACAAACAATATTAGATAATAAGATTTACATGGTATGTAAGACTTCTGGTATTACAGATATTGGAGATGGTACTACTATATCTGGTTCTGAAGGAAGAGTTATTAGAATTGCACCAAGTATGGTTACCTCTGCTGCCAACGGACAAACAATGGAATTTGATGTTGGTACACCTAGTGGAACATATGATGCTTACTTACAAGTAGAAGTAAAAGTTGTAGACGCTGTTCCAGTACCAAAGGCACTCAATACTGGTAGATATGTTAAGATTGACACGCGAGATAATATTGGTGGTGCAAACGGCCCATGGCCTCTTGGTATTGTGGATGTTAAGGAAATTGAAGCGATATATGTTTCTTCAGACTTAAACACATACTTAGACGATTCAGATAAGAAAATTGACTACAAAAAAGAATTTATTGTTGATAGTGGACAAACAGATAACTTCTATGGTCATGGAAAAATTATCAAGAAAACTAGTAGTTCTCTCAGTACAACAGATAAACTTTTAACAATTAAACTGAGTCACTTTACCGCTAACTATGGTGGTTCAAACGGAACATACTTTGCAAAAGATTCTTACCCAGTAGATGATACTGGTGCTACTGGTATATACACATTTGAAATACCTTATCATAATTCCAAGAGACTTGGTAATTTTAATTTACGCGATTGTATTGACTTTAGACCTAGAGTTAAACAAACTGCTGTATCTGCTACAACATTAGCAGTTGCAACTGAAAATCCATATCCTACAGAGGACTTTGATTTACCGTCAAACGGTATTCAGTTCCCAACACCTAATAGTAGTTTTACTACAGATATTGAATACTATCTACCAAGAATTGATAAAGTTGTTATTAGTAAAGCTGGTGAAATAAAAGTAATTGAAGGCATCTCTTCTCTGCCCGCGAGAGGGCCAGCAATGGATGATGCGATGCAAATTGCTGAAATACAGGTTCCGCCTTTCCCATCATTGGCGCCAGGCCTTGCACAAAAATATGGACAAGAAATAAATGCTGTTTTCCATAAACTAGAAGGACAACACAGACGATACACCATGCAAGACATCGGTGCAATCGAAAAAAGAATTAACAGACTAGAATATTACCTTGCTTTAAGTTTGATGGAAATGCAAGCGAAAGACCAAGTTATTCTAGACGCAAACGGAAATGACAGATTTAAAAACGGTATCTATGTAAACGCATTTGAGGGAGACCTGTTAAGTGATTTAACAGACCCAAGTTATGCTGCTTCATATGATTCAGAAAGAAAACGATTAGGGCCTAACTTTGAAGATTATCAAGTAGACTTAAAATTAAATGATACACACGGTACTTCTGGATGGACTCAACAGGGTAGTTCAATAACAAGACCTTATATCTTGGAAGCTGGGTTAGAAAATAGATTTGCAACTAAAATAAGAAACTGTGTAGGTGAACTATTGTTTAACTATGACGGTGAGATGGATCTCTTTCCGCGTTCAGATACAGGCGCTACAGTCAAGACACAAGAAACTAAAAATGTTATCACATTATCAAATGCTTCTGCTGTTCAGGCTCAGGCAGAGTCCTTTAACGCTAGTCCAAATGCTAAAAGATTTGAAACAAGTTTTGAGATGGGCAAATTTGATGCAGATAATCAGGTGGTAGAACCAGGCTCAAGACCAGTTGCAAAAGAAATGATTACTATTGATGGTGGTGGAGATGCTGGCGGAACAATTTCTGGTGATGTATCTCAAAGTATTACAACGCTGAATGGCGGTGCAAGAAATGGATGGTTTGAACAAACATCTGCTGGTGGGTTAACTGGTGAAATTGGTGGTACAATTTCTGCAAGTGCAACAGCTACTCAAACTATGCAAGTTCAAGATATAGTACAAAAAACCACATCAATAATAACTACCGCACAAGCAATGCCTGTTTCATCACAAACACACTCATTGGGTAACTTTGTTAGTGATGTTTCTCTATTACCAAATATGAGAGGAAACAGAATTGGTGTTAGGGTTCGTAGAATGAAACCCAACACAAGATTATATTTCTACTTTGATGATGTCAGACAAGATGACAGATGTTGTCCTTGTCACCCATCTGGGTTTGACGCTCTGATTCCAAGATGGAAAGCATCTGGTTCCAGAACAGGACACATATTCTTACATTCAAGATTAAATACCGCTCCTCTGGGTGGTGTTGAAGATGCAGATAAAAACTATTTGTTTAGTGCTTCTGCCCCTGCTGATATAGGTTCACCTATCGTTACTGACGCAAACGGTGACGCTGCTTTTGTTTACTGGTTACCAAGGGGTAATGATGGTACATCGGAATCTGCTGGTCTACCTACTTTCTCTGTAGGTACACGAAGAATGAGAGTGACAGATGACCCAGACGATAGATATAATTTCGTAACAACACAAGCAGAACAAATTTACTCTGCTTTTGCTATGAATGTTTTCCAAAGAGAAACAGATATAATTTATGAACAACACGCTATGTCTCTTTCTTCAACTAGTTCAACGACAATGGAGAAGAAAGGTGAAGTTGTCACAGATGTAGACCTTCAGCCTGGCGAAATGACCATTAATGCAGACTTGACCGCTAGTATTGATGCTACCGCACCAAGTTTCATTCACCATCCGCCTATACAAAGGGGAGACCCAATCGCTCAAACATTCGGTATCGGTGACGCGCCAAGTGGAGCATTTGTTAAGAAAGTAAGAGTTTGGTTTAGAGATAGGCCAGGCCAAACTGCCAATACGACAAATTCAGCAACTGATACTGGACAGGGTATCACATGTGAAATTAGAAAAGTTTTAAATGGGTTCCCAACCGACACAGTTCTTTCTGGTGGTAGGAAGTTCCTTAAAGCAACTGAAGTAAAAACTACTCCAGACATATCTGGTAATAGACAAACTAACTACGATTACACAGAAACATACGCGACAGACTTTGAGTTTGACGAACCTCTTTATGTTGCACCAAACGAAGAGTACGCTCTTGTATTGATGCCTCAACGAAATGACCCAAATTATAATGTTTGGTGTTCTAAGTTGGGTGAAAATAAAATAGGAACAAATGAAAGAGTTACCGCAGAAGAAACTGATATCGCTGGAATGTTATTTACTTCATCTAACAATAGGGCATGGAGTCCTCACCAAACAGAAGATATTAAATATGTAGTTTACTACGAAAGATTTACGGTTGGTTCTGGAACAGTTGAATTCGTAAACGAAGATGCCGAATACATTGTTGCATCTGACTACTTAAATGGTAGACCAGTTGACGGACAAGATATTCACGCATTTAAAGTGGGTATCGCTGGTGGTGGTACTGGATATAGTGTCAATGATATTATTACATTGAACGCAATCAATGTCCAGACTGCTACTTCTGCTTCTAGTAATAACCTATCTGGTTCTGGAGTTAAGTTAAAAGTAACTTCAGTAAGTGGTGGTGTGGTGGACGGAATAGAAGTTTATGATGCTGGTATTGGATTTAGACCACAAAGAGCAAGTGATACTCCTGCTAATGTTACTATACCAACCACAGGACAATCTACTGTTACGCCTACTGGCGGTTCTGGTGCTACATTTACATTGAAGATTAAACACGGACAGATAGACGAAGTGGACTCAAGAACAGAAAAAATGGAACTTATCTATGACAAAGAAACAATAGATGCTGCTCATGGTGGTGATTCTGATTATTTCTTTGCTGTTAATGATATTATAGGAACAGGTGACCCAATTACTGCTGACTCACAACAAGGATTCAATAGGAACACTTCATTTAAGATTAATAGTATTTACAATAAGGCATTTAATAACCTTAGAACTAACATGACTTACAAAGAGTTCCCAGAAGCAAATGTTACCATGAAGGCATGTGTAACAAACTCTGCTGGTTCAACTGCTGCTGGTTCTACATTTACAGATATACTGCCAGTAAGAAGAACGCCTACTACACTAGAGGCTGCTCTGTTCTCTGCTAAGAATGAGTTTGCATTTACTGGTGGTAATAAATTGGCGAAGAAGAGTTATCGACATAGGTATACTCTAAGCACAACTAGTACACTTCTTTCTCCAGTTATATCACTATATCGTAACGCTGCTATATTGAGGAAGTATGAAATCAATAATGATTCTACTAACGAAACAACTAACCTTGGTAACGCCAAGTCCAAGTTTATTTCGAGGAGGGTGCGTCTTGCAGATGGTCAAGAAGCAGAAGATTTAAGACTTTCAGTTGCTTTAAGACAACCCGCTGGTTCTTCATTTAAGGTTTACTTCAAAGGACAAGCGCAAGAAGATGATGGAGATTTTTACGAAGATTTACCTTGGGTAGAAATGGAACTTGATGATACAAATCCGAAAGGGATTGCTATGTCACAGAGTCAGTTCATTGACTTTAATTACAAGTTACCTAGTACTGCTCTTGACGCAAGTGGAGTATTCACACAAACTGTTAAGCGTGTAAACGCTCTTAGTATTGGTACTGCTGGAAGCGGTATCGCAAGTGCAAGTTCTGTGAACTTCTCATTTAGTGGCGGTGGTTCTAGTGTTACTAGACAGGCTGCTATTAAGTGTACTGCTTTATCTGCTGGTGGTCTCGCAACCTTAGAAATTGTAGACCCAGGCCGAGGATATAGTACCGCACCTACTGTTAAAGTATTTGATGACCACGCGGTAAGTAAATACTATGCTACAGGAACAATTGTAGGTAATTCTGGTAACATATACGAAGCGACAGTAGGTGGTACAACTGGTGCATCCTCTGCTAGTTCCGCACCAACACACGGTTCTGGAACTGCTACAGATGGAACTGTTACATGGACTTTCAGAGGAACAAGGCCTGCTGTTACATGTACCGTTGCAGACACAGAGTTTAAGAGATTTAAGTATTTCTCAAGTAAGTTGGTAATGCTTTCATCAAATACTTCTGTAATACCAGAAGCAAAACAATTAAGGATTATTGCCTTACAGGCGTAATAAATAGAGTATGGCAACAGACACAGGACAAGTATCAAGTTTAGAATACAATAGAGACCCAGAGTCGGGGGCTTTAGTAAATGTGGATGGTAATGGCCTTGCTGCTTATAAAAGAAGAAAATTTTTGGCTAACCAGAGGAATGTTGAAATATCTGAAATGTCAGATGATATAAATAGTCTGAAGGAAGATTTTCAAGAAATCAAAAGCATTTTAATGCAACTTGTTAACAATTTTGATAAATAAATAATAGGGAAGAGAACATGTCAACTATAACACTAAGAGCTTCTAAAGGTTCCCCCCTCACTAATACTGAGGTGGATACTAACTTTAGTAACCTCAATAACGATAAGTATGAATCGGGTAATAATGTGTCAGTTGGTACTCTTACTGCTAGTGGTAATGTTACCTTTGGCATCAATGCCTCCGTTTCGGCCGCTGGGAGTACACAGGGTACTGCTACCGCATTAACTAAAACATACAATATTATATCAACCGCATCCGCGAACCAAGGGATAATACTTCCCTCTGCTGCCGCTGGTCTAGTGATAAACATCTACAATGTAAGTGGTAATACTATTAAAGTATATCCCGCTTCTACAGAAACCGTTGATGGCGGTTCTGCAAACGCACCGATTGAAGTAGTAACTGCAAATGGTGCCGAGTTAGTCGGTGTTAGTACTGGTGGATGGCGACAAGTAGGTTCGGGTGGAAGTAACATCGCTAGTTTAACAGTAAACGATTCCGCAGAATTGCTGGGGTCATTGAAATATGGAGTATCTGCTTCTGTTTCAAGTGCTGGTTCCGCTCAAGGTGATGCTACTGCTTTAACGGAAACAATTAATGTAATCGGTACAGTCGGTGGAGCTGCAGAAGGGGTGGTTTTACCAACCGCTGCTGCTGGACTTCATATTGTTATTGCTAATATAACAACTACTGATTGTAAACTGTATCCAGCATCGTCTGATACAATAGAAGCAGGGTCAGCAAATGCTGCTGTAACACTTCCTGCTAAGACTACATTTACTTTAACATGTAAAGACGCTACAGATTGGGTGAAACACAGAGGACTCGCAGTCTATAATTCATCTGGTTCGTTGCTCAACTAAGGAGAACTTGAATGGCAGGGCCAGTAACACTTAAAGCAGGATCGTATCCGACTCCCGTTGGGGGACTTCAAGGTCTCCGTGAGATGTCGGCTACTGAAATTAAAGACCAAGTAGCAGGAGTAATTACTTTAAAATTTGCTACCGATACAGATGGTTCGGGTACTGCTGAGCTCAATGTTGTTACAGGTGGTTCCGCTGGTGCTGATGAAATTGGGACATTTACAAACAGAGAGAGAACTGATGCTGTAGGAGCTCACCCTTCTGGTGGAAGTACTACCGATACTGTCTTCCGATTCAATCAACCAGTTGCTGCTGTGTCTGAAAGTGGACAAATCAATCCTCTTAGGTGGACAGGAACCGCTGTAGAACAAGCAACCGATACTGAATTAGATACAGAAGTATTAGACCTAGTTATAACCGCAATGGCTGCTGAAGACGCGAATACAGTCGGACAATATAAAATTGGTACATCTTCACCCGCTGGTGGAACATGGACTTCAAGATACACAATCACAGAAACACAAGTTGACGGAACAGATGTATCATATTATCTTTATCAAAAAACTGCACCAACTACTGCTGCTGGAACAGACTCAAACATATTGCTAAAAGCTGGTGACGAAGGTCAACCAAATGAAATGACAAGTGCAAACTTACAGACATTAGTGCCTGCATTTAGAAACAGAATTATTGCTGGTGGAGTAGGAAAATATCTACTTCAAACTGGTGCGCCATCTGCTACTGGAACATGGGTACAGATGGGGTCAACGATGACTGACCAATTGAAAGATGTAACATCACAAAACTATGCTGGAGACTACACAGGGTCATATACTGGGTACTATGACCGATTCTTTGCTGGATTCTTAAATGGTGCATACGCTGGTTCATACTCTGGTACATATACTGGGTACTATGCTGGTAACACCGTACAATCATCAAGTTCCACACAAGAAACAAAACAGTTGTTCATAAGAACCGCTTAAGACTTGACATAAATAGTGAGGTAGGATATAATAGTCCTACCAATTTTTTAATCATGAGGAAATATTATGACCGAAGAAATTGCGAAGTATCGCAACCCCCGATGGATAGATAAAGAAAACCGCTCGTTATTCTGCGAGATTTTGGTTGGACAAAGTTATCGACCATCTCAAATCAATGTTGGTAATATCGAAGAAGGTCTTGTTAATAAAGACTTTGATGCCGTCATGGAGATGTTCACCGAAGAAGAAATCGATGAGAACACCGAGACTCACAAAGATGTTGTCTTAGAACAAGAAGAAAAAGACGCAGAACAACGCGAAGTTCATAAAAATAGAATAATGCAAGAAGCATTGTTCAATATGAAACTAGAAGCCTTTGAGATTGAAGCAATCAAAAATTCACAAAACAAAGAAATCAAAAAGTTAATTCGTAAGGCAAAGACTCAATTAGAAGTACAAGCATGGGTTACTATATTAATTCAACAAGAAGCATTGTACACCTCTCCAAATATGTTTAAACCAGATGGTACACATCCAGAGCTTGCTCCAGACATACCAACGGAACCGTAATGAATGGATATCTTTATGTAGCTTCTCGTGATGAGAGATACTTAAAAGCCGCCTGTCAATCCGCTGAGTCATTATTAGAATTCCACCCCAAAGCAAAGATAACTTTATTCACAGAAGATAGGTGGGATGGAACATACGACAAGACTTTGTTTGATAATGTGTTCTCTTGCGATGACCATGTGAGGGCAAAACTCTGGGCGCTGGATAAAACACCATATGATAAAACGATGTATATCGATTGTGACACATACATCCAACACGAAGATATAAAAAGAGTCTTTACTTTCTTAAAAGATAATGATATAATATTTACTAGAAACAGACCGTATAACGCGAAGATAACAAAACTTAGTGATACGGAAGAAATGATATATCATTGTGGTATTTTTGTTTATAAAAATAATGACTTAATGAGAGCGCTAATGTCTAATTGGTTTACTCAATACTGTGAACAAATAAAACCAGATTATGACCCATCTCCATATCCAGACGAAGTTCGTAAATGGGATACATTCAGTATGTGGTATCTTTTAAATAAAACAATGTTTGGTAATTCTGTACAGGTAGGTGAGTTTCCATGGCCAGATGCTAGATGGAATTTCTGTATGGGACAAAGACCAGAAGAGTTGGCGGGAATGGATACTGTCATAACACACTATACTTTAGATAGAGTATACAAAGAGAAAGAATCCTTTCAGTTAAAATGAAAACGATAGAAAAAATAAACCCAGAACTATTAGAAATCCTAGATGGTTGGATGGACTTCTTCAATGACCATGATAAAGAACCTTTACCTATGGACGAAAGAAGATTTGGTAACAGGGATATGGATTACTATTGTTCAGAGGAGTATCTTAGGGAAGTACAATCAAAGGGTGATGACCACAAAGGCCCACCAGAGTATGCTAAGGTATGTGATTTTCATCTGACTCATAAAGTACCCAAGGAGATTAGACAGAAGTCTTTAGAAGTTTGTAGGGATTTATCCGCGTGGTTGTGTGCAAAGTTTAACGCGGTACATGTTTACTATCCTGCTGGTGGTTTTATGTCATGGCACAATAACTGGGATTGTCCCGGCTATAATATTTTAATGTCTCATAGTGATGGAGTTGGTTTCTTCAAACATGTTGAGGATGGGAAAGTTGTAACTATCCATGACCCAATAGGATGGAATGTCAAGATAGGATATTATGGGGGTAAAGATGAAAACCCATATTGGCATACTGCTGGTAGTAGAGGCCCGCGTCAAACATTTGGATTTGTTATTCCAGATAAAGATTTGTGGGAAGATATGGTAGAGGATATCTCTTGTTAAAAGAACCCTTCCCTTTGACCTATGACCATAAATCTATCAAACTCCTTCTTACCATCCCAAGAATAATATATTTGTTGTTTGGTTCCTTCATATCCGCACTCTTCTATTCCTATCTGTTCTTTTAGTGCCTCGATTGAGTTCACGCAGTTAATACCATACATCTCTTCAACTACATTAGAGTTCTGCATCGCGTACACGGCATTGGGATTCTTACCCACTAGTTCTGTTAGAGGGTACATTTGTTCTGTGTGAATACAGATTACTACATCAACATCAATCTTGTTTAGATTCTCAAACTCAAATGGTATGTCTAGATTCCAATGACGAATGTTTACAAACTTCTCTTGGGCATAATACTTATGAAATGATTTGGAAAGATTGATACTTTCCTCATCCATGTCAACTAAATGAATTTGAGAGACATCTAGATTCTCACACAGAAGTGGAACCATAGGAAGACCCAACCAAGAATTAAGAATTAATATTCTAAGATTCCCCTGTTTAGTATAATATTCTTCCAAGTATTCTTTCAATTCTTCAACCAACCAGATTGAAGCATCCATATTATTTTCTTGTAGAGACTGCCTAAAGTCTACAAGTTTATGAGGCATTTTGTTTTCTATAACATGTAACGCCTCGCCCCAGTATTTAAAGTTATTTAAAAAATTAAAATTTAACATCTTCACCTTTTCCCATTGAGTCAAAAATACAAACATAAGGTAGTTCGCGGTATGTGTGTTTATCTATATCGTGTGGGAAGACATAGCCTTGATTAAAACTATATACCCAACCTATAGGAAACAATTTGATTTTGGTTATTCTTCTATTATAAAAGAAGTTGTCAAGACCACGATAGTACCATAGTATTTGTTTCTGATATTTATTAAAATATTCTGTAATCTCTTCTGTGTTTAAATTATCATTCCATCTCAGAACCGAAGAGTTTAGATCTGTATATTTATGTGGAATGTGTCTAGTGTTTTTGAATTGAGTTTCTAAATCGTGCCAGTATGTTTTTACGAAACAAAGAGAATCTTCTGGGTCATAGTTTGCGATAGGAGTTATATCTCTCTGAATGATAGTATCTATATCAAAGAACATCTTTTCACCTTTCTGAGTGACGATGTTACTATCAAAGAGGTACATCTTGTTCCACCACTTCACCAATTTGTTTCCGCCCGGCAATGCGAGTGGTGTAATGTTCTTATCTAATCCTTTTGGATTTTCTGTTAGGCAGAAGAAATCAAAATGTCCATCTGGCGGTGCATAAAATTCTTTACACGCCTCGTACACATTATTGACATGTTGGTGGTTGTATTTGTCACCCCATTTTACTGTGTAGATATTCAAAACTTTTCTCTTTCGTAGACCACATTACCAGATGCAGTAATTCTTTCACCATCTGAAGTATAAAAAGGATAAACCATATGTGGCAATTTCGCATCAAATAAAATCATTTTACCAACAAACCCTTGGTCAACATTTATCGCCAATTCTTCTGGTACACCCATTGGTGAGTTTACCACAAAAGATAACCTTGAGGTCTTTGGGTCTTGTTTTTCTGGGAAGAATTTATCTTCCTCTTCCAAGTCATACGGAATATTGATAAAAATTACAAATGAAAACAATCCGCCATGATTGTGCATAGGATTGAATTCGTGTTTCTTTTGATAGTTAATCCATACGCTTTCCAGGCCAATCGGTAATAACGGATGACTAGTGTCTTTGTGTGTCCTCATATACCGTTGTACTTCTTGTCTGTAAAAGTGACTCATAATATCTTCTTTAACTTCCCACGGCATATCTTCAATTCTTATTTGTTTTTCCAGATGTCCTGCTAAGTTATAATTGTTTGAAGTTTCGCCTACAAACTTTCTATAATAATCCAAGGTATTCATAGATACCTCACCTGTCCAGATACAATTATGTTTTGATATCTGTTCTTCGGCTATAAACCAATTTGGACTTATCATTACCAATGTCTTAATACTCCCGATATAATAAAGAAACAAGTAAAAAAGTTTACCAATACAACTACAGTTCTCATTACTGCAACTGCATCTGCCTCTTTTGAATTGTCCGAGGCTTTTTCACCTAAAGACATTGCCCATAGTTTCCATAATTTTTTCATCTTTACCTCCAATGTTCTAATAGTTTGGGGTCTGCAAGTTCGTCCTGTTTGGTATGTCCTCTACTCTCATCCTCAAACGGTAATAAGTCTACATTAAATACACACAAAATACAATTGGGTCTGTATATACCCACATTCAAATCATCTTCTTCCCATGAACGACCACGATTATATGAGTATGCCATATGTGATGGGAAGTAATCCCACAGTTTAGCACCATACTCTCCCCACCTCCATGAGTGGTAGTTATCGGTTCCGTCCGTATATGTGAACCATATCTTTTCTTGATTTTTTAAAACATCTTCCCATATAGGTTCACATTGGTCATCACTCCACACTTGACAACTTCCATTCGTGTACGCACCATGTGCTAGTTTAAACTGTCTAGTCTGCATGGGTTTCGGGTCTTGCCACCAAGACCTCATTTTTGTTGGTTGTTCTGTATTGTAAGTTAGAAGTGGTGTAATATCATTTTGAATGATTACATCCAAATCAAAGAAGATGAAGCGTCCTGTCGGCTTATCTGGGCCAAAATTGTGAGTGTTAAAGACAAAAGTTTTAGGCCTGTCCCAACAACGAGCCATGCCGTACTTAAACTCATCAGCGCCGAACCAGTACTTAGGATGGATGGAATCGATGTCTGGAAATGGGATAACTTTAATATTAGGATCGAGTCCTTTATCATTGTCGGTATAACAGTAGAAATGAAAATCCATTGTCGAAGGTGTATTACGCTTAGACATGTTATAAAGACGGTTAACAAAGTGCGGGCCATATTTTTCTCCCCATTTACTGCAAACTACATTAACTCGCATGACAATCTCCACAATTTCTAGTACAAACGCTGAGGGGTTTCCTCTTCAAATGTTGACTTATATTTTCAAAGTCGTGGTTATAAATTATTTCGCCAATGTTAAATTTTGTTGCATCATTATATTTAAAATTATATGTATAGTCAATCGGGTGATATGGAAATAGTTTGTGTTCCATAACATCCCTAGCGATGTAAGCACATGGAAAAATGTTGCCTTGTGAATTCACATAAAAGTATTCACTTTTCCTCGCGTCACACCACACTGGTTCTTTTTCTTTCATCTTAGGTTTCTTAGTTCGCACTTCCTCTTCTTTCTTAAACCTTTTTAATGTCTCCAAACTTATTGGAATGTCACTAGCGATACTGTCACTAACCTTAGTTTCATTCTCAGTGGGTTGAGTAGGAAGTACATGTTCAACCCTATCTACAAAAGGTAGGTCTTTTATATATGCCTTGAATGTCTGTACTGTAATCGTACACCCCAATTTTTCTTTAAAATAACAACAAATTGACTCAATGTGGTCACAATTGGTTGGGTCAGTAATTTCACATATAAATGTAACCCATTGTAACTTGAAATTTTCAACCACAGTTTTGATAGATTCAAGTGTATGTTCTTTACCATTGACAAAG